CTTTTCTTTGGAAAGAAAGTAAGCACATTACCCGATTAAGGGTAAAGCCCAGAGTGGGATTGTTAGTCCACTCTTATCCATCCACGGGCTAGCCTCACACGCCGTGGAGCGTGGTCACGTTGGGTTATGTCCTCACGGGCACGCCCAGCCGAACAACGTTCGAGTGAGCATACCGACTCAAGCACGTGATTCCAATCACGATCATTGGTGTTTATCCCAATGTCCTTGAGCCTCCATACTGGAGAATGAAACCACTGTAAGTCACGATGCCAATAGGCATCGCGCCAAACATAGGGTTCATTCTGAGAATACTCAGCAATACCACCGTGTAGACGATTATTCGTTAAGAATAATTGCTTACCAGTCATATTGTAGAGACGTTCTCTCAGTAGTTGGTACGATGTGACAGCAGCTTCCTCATAGCCAGCTATGCGTAAACGCATAGCTAGATCTGAGAGAGACTGCAACCCAGTTAGGTGTTCAGCATTGAATGTAGTCTTCCAACGAACTGGAGTGACATTGACGCCATTAAAAGCATCAACGCCACACGATTCACGGAAGGCTCCGCGCCAAAAGGATTTTGTCCTATTGACACGCAAACCGAATGACTCGAGGTCGTCAACGACGCCCTCAACGCATTCGGTAGGAACTTCAATGTCATCACCGAACACAAAGACAGCACCGGGTTGATGAAACCCTTGGCGCTGCAATGATGCAACACATATAGCCCAGAAGACTAGACTCTGAACAGGAAACGTTGTAGCGTTCCCCATGGGAGCGTAGCAATGTAAATCCCCAGTAAGGTTCCGCAAGGAACCAAGCTTAGGAATCACAAACTTCTGAGCGCGACAACAACCGAAGTACTTATACTTCCTCCCAAAGAGGATCTGTACAAGAACTTCAGAGATACGATCGCTAGCTTCCTTCATGTCTATAGTGGCATAACGCCGCGATATACTAGAAGACATAGCTATACGACCGTTAACCGACTGATCCTCAAACCATATGCGGCCGCAGGGCCACGGACCGGAATGAGGAGACCGCCTGAGAGAGATAGCTCTCTCAAGGTTTCGTCTGACTGCCTGCTGGGCCCAAATGGCCTCAGCAGGATGAACACATATAAGGCGAGGGCCACGACTGTCTTTTGGGACAGCTATGACTTTAGCAATAATGTGATCATTCGTTGTGCATCCATCTAACTGCTCACAATGGGCTTGATTAAAATACAAGCACATGTGGTCAGAATAAGGATACACATACTCTATTGTAGAGTACCAGTGTTCCCACCTCGACTTCGAGGTGGTAACTGCTCCGGGACCATGCGAGGGCTCGAATGCCTTCTCATCGAATCGGAATAGCACTGATTGAACATGTCGGCGAACGCGATCAAGAAGTCGAGGACTCTCTCTTGCGAGAGAAGCCCCAAACCTCCCAACAGCGTGATTAGTTTCCAGGAAATCCTGGAGCGCTTTCTCGGTTGTCGTGTTGTCATGTGTAACAGAGGCCTTATAGCAGAACAGAAGAAGCTGCCTAAGATATCGCATTGCTTTTGCATCCACTAAGGACGCAAGTGCGAGTCTCCTCAGCTCTACTGGCCAAACTTCGATATCAAGGGGTTTCCCTGATTCGACTGAGGCCAATAGCTGCTTCTCTAGCTTAGGTGCTTCGTTAAGACACCATTGTAGCCCATACCAAGACCCTCGTATTTCAGAGAATCCAGATAACGAGGCAACATCTGCTAGCAGGCTAACATATGTATGTTCTATAGCATTCATATTAGGAGTACCATACAAGCCTTACTGTTCTTCAACTGAAGAGCAATTAGGCGTCGAAACGACTAACCACTGCTTCAACACTTCTGAATAATGATAGTAATTAAATATGAATTTAATTACTTCTCACCATTCAGAACGTTTGTGATAAAGTTCGCATCCGCAACGACTGCCTTAAACGTAGTCACAATATCAGTGATCTGCGCTGAGAGAGCCGATTCCGGAACTGCGATGACGAAGTAGATCGAAGATACAATCTTACGACCACTTGCATCAATATCACTACGGTCAATTCGCCCCGTATACCGATTACCAGGCACTTTCGTGACTGAGTCAATATACGACTGCGACTTGATGGTCATATCATCGGGCGTATTAATAGCCCGAGTGGTAGACCGACGAAGACTGCCTTTATCTGGGTCATCCCAGTTCTTTTTAAAGACAATCGTGTTGAACGTTAGATCAGCGTTCATTGTATGGTGTTTTATGTGTTGACTAACAGCTACTATGGACGAATATTAACTTCCCCCTGGAAAGGGGTGAGTAATATTTTGATGATTAACATTTATACGATGAACATTAATATAAATCTGGGATTGCTCCCAGCTAATAGAAATACCATCGTATAAAAGAACCCTAGCAATCAAACTTGATTTCTCAAGCGCGGTTACCAAGGGAACGTACGAAAGGCCAGAATTTAATGCCAAAAGCATCATAATTCTGTCAATTTCGTATATAGGCAAGCCAGCGATCAAGTGATTATCTAAAATAGAAATCGCCCAATCTCTGGATAGCAATTGTGAATCATCAGATATAGTCGTATTCATAGGAATACATATAGCAACGTCCATAACACTCGAGTCGCTCTTACGCCCCTAGATTTTACTTAGGGATTGGGAGATCAGAGCTGCCGAAATGGCAGCCTGACTTTTTCCAAAACGAGGCTTCCACATCACTAGATTAGTTGATGTAGAAGCTAAAGACCGCTCGTATAGCTTGCACTCACAGGAACCAACCGGAACAACCTGGATAACAGATCCGTCACAGGGCGATTTGTAAACGCCCTGCCACGAGTTAGCCAGGTGGTAGTTAAAGCTTCGCGTAAAACTGATAACCTGATAGGGTGTTACGCCCATCAGAGAATCAATCTTTTGCAAAGCTCCGCGCAGGTCAACAAACCAGTCAACCACGAAAGAAAATGGAATTTTCTCCCATGCCAGACTAGCAGGTGATGTCGCGAACCTAGACAAGAAGTTATCGAGCGATGCAAAAGCATCGGTCAAAAACTTGGTGTTAGGCTTCACTACAAGCACGTAACGGATCCTAGGCGGAATCACAACATTAGAATCCCATTTGATCATAGAATTGCCCATAAGGCCATTCACATAAGCAAGTGAGACGCATGATGCAGAAAGTTCAGCCATACGGCTGTACCTTCGTGATTTCGCTTTACGAACCGTATCGATATCCTTTTTAATCTTGGGCAGATAGCGGTGAACACTCATAAAATCGTGTAAGAGAGGCGAAATGCCAAACTTCCACGCGAGGAAACCACCGCTAGCCGTCCTAATGACCTTCCTAATCGAATGCCAATTCTTTGCCATAATAGGCAAACTAGTGGTAAGCGATTTGACGGATGGCCATATTTGATTAGCTTCGATAAGGTCTAGAAGCAAATCGGCTTTTAAGTTCCGAGCTTGCTCTAGTACGTCGTTTTTAAGGACGTCCTCATTGAAACCAAGGTTACCAAACGACCACGACCCAGGAATGGCGCTGCCTGAAGAGACAGACCACGGTAGGAAGTAGTTCATGAATCCAGCCTGCCAATTCGCTATTTGAGCGGATGGGCCATAGGAGGAAACACAAGATCTACCACCAATCGAATTCGCATAAGTCACGTAGGAAGCATCTCCAAGATTAACAATCTTGGAACGATGCTGCACTGCATGAATTTGCGACTTTCCTAGCGAATCAGTCATACACTCTTCAGTGTATTTGACTGGCACCATGTACGCAGCAACATTAATGTTGGACGTACCTGATGGAGGGTTCCCAGCACAGTAA